ATGGAAGCCGGTGGGGTCGAACTTTGGGTTCAGCCACAGGTTAATCCTCTGCATTATCCGTCTCCTTGGTTGCGTCGAGCACGTCTTGCGGTATCAATTTCATGGCCGCTGACAGTTGACTGGTCAGGATTGCGATTTGCTTGTTGAGAGTGCCGATTTGCGCGGAGAGCTGGTCGATGACGTCGTTCGCGTCGGCTGGAATCTGATTCAAAATGTCTCCTTAAATGCGAAACCCCCGCAATCCGCGTGGATTGCAGGGGTTGAAAAAACCGGGAAATACGGGTTAGTCGGCGGCTGTCATCGTGTCGATACGCGTCACGGCCTTAAGCCCGTCGAGCGTCAAAGTGCGTCCGAGATTCGTCTTCACGTCCGTGAGAGTGACGGTCTTGCCGGAATCGTCGAAAGTGGCGAGCACGCCACGCTGGTAGTCGCGCCACGATTCGGCGGTGCCGTCAGCGCTGGAAAACTCCAATCCCAATCGGCACAATTCCGCTCGCACCGACTCCTTCGGCGGACGCAAATCAAGCACGCCAGACGGCTCAGAGGGCGTCACGTCAGTCGCGGTATCGGTATCGGTAGTGGTCTCAGTGGTCACATCGGCCATAATCAATCTCCTTATTGTTGGTTGTTTTGAGGTCGTGGCATGAGGGATTGGTAAAATCTCTCCTCGCACTCGTCCAGATTTGATTGACTGGACTCGTCATTGAGGAAATCGTTCAATCCCTCAATGTCCTTGGTCACGGTCACGTCAATGCCACTCGACGGCTCCTCATCGGAGTCATCAGCGGACAGTGTGGCAATGAGATTCGCGTCCGTCTCATTCGACATGACCGGCAGGTTCATGCCCTCACGCGCCTTATTCCGCGCGGCGGTAAGCGGGTCATTCAACACTTCCCCATCAGCCGCAAGCATGCTCACGCCGGTGGCGGAATCATTCAGCGCCGATTCAAGCGCCTCATACGCGCCTGTCCATACGCCGCGCCCCGTTTTCGGGTCGTACCGGCTCGTGTCCTCCTTGCCCTGCATGATTGCGGCGATCGCTTCACGGGTCGAAGCAAGGCCGAGCAGCGCCTTCCACGAGACGAGCACGTCGGTCGTGAACACGAAACTGTCCGACCCGTTTATGGGCGGATTGCAGCGGATAATGCAAAGCCCACTGTTCTCATCCGTTTCGAAAGTCGCAGACAAGATTTCCTCCAATCACTTGACCAAATAAGCCAGGAATTCCGCGTAAACATCCACCGGGCAAGGCTGGTCGGCGTTGTAAAGCTTCAATGTGAAGCCGCTCTGACCGCCCGTATTGGCCGGGTGCGCGATGATGCCCGCCCAATCGCTGTCCGCGTTAGCGACAACGTAATAGTGGCCGTATTTTGTGGGGCTGAACGTGCAATTGACTTGCATGGAAGCGCCGGTCGCAATCTTCGAGCCGGGATTCGGATACCACGCCTTCCACGCAGCCTGGGCATGGAACGTAAAACGGTTCGTGATGCCGCCAAGATAGCCGCCGAGATACACGTATCCGGTGCCGATGTTCGCGCCGACTCCGACCTCGCCGTTCGCGTCTTGCGCTTCGAGCCAGCACTCCGAACCGTTCGCGCTATCGCCGGACAGAGTGAGGAAAGCGCTGCTTTTCTTGCTCTCGTCCGGCTCGTCGTAATCCGTGTTCGCCACGGCATGCACTCTGGATGTGACGCCGCCGCTGCCGGTACCGCCTTTCTTGCGCGGCTTCGATCTGAGAGACATGAACGCGGCGGGGTCGTTCTTGCTCACGTGTCCGCTCCACAAGTCCAGTTCGCCCATCGCGCCGACCTGATTCGACTGGATGACAGAAGCGATGGCCGGATGCGAAAAGTAGGCGGTGGACCCGTTGTAAGCGGGGAATTCGATGCCATCACCGGTGAAAGTCTCAGATCCGCCGATGATGTAGGTCTGATAATCCGGACTGATGCGCACCCTGTGCCCGCTCGTGCGGGTTTGGAACGTGCCAGTCAGCAGATTCGACTTGCCTTCACCGTCGAGGTAGACGGTCTGGTTATGGTTGGAATCCCACATTTGCAATGCGGTCGAATTGAGCTTCACGCCAGTGTCCGCAGCCTCGCTGGACTGGAAGACGGCGCCGGTGAAGACGTAGCCCTTGAATTGTCCGGCTGCGACCTTGTCCGTCGTGATGCTGCCCGCTGCGATCTTCACCGCAGTGATGGAGTTCGCGGCGAGCTTGTCGGCGGTAATCGCACCAGTCACAATCTTGGACGCATTGACCGAATTCGCAGCCAGCTTGTCGGCGTTTACCGCGCCAGCAGCCAAAGCGGCAGTGGTCACGGCATTAGCCGCAATGTCGGACGCCTGAATCTTGTGGACGTTGAGCAGCGCCACGGTCATGTCTTCCGTGACCTTGAGCTTGCCAGTGGTCACCGAATTGGCGGCAATCTTGTCGGACGTGATGGCCAGTGCGACGATGTTCCGCGCCTGCACCGAGTCGGCGGCGAGTTTCGCGGCGGTCACCGCATCAGCCACCAGCTTTTCAGTCGTGACCGAATTGGCAGCCAGCTTGTCCACCGTGATGGCATTAGCCTTGACCTTCTCAGCGGTCACTGAGTCGGCGGCGAGATGCTTCGCCGCCACCGTCCCAGCCGCGAGAATATTGTTCGCCACGAGGTCGAATGGCTCGAATCTTGTACCGTCCCATGTCAGGACTTCCACCACACGGTCGGACAATGGCACAAGGACGCTCGGAGAAGCGTTTGGCGCGCCCGTCCAGTAGGTGTAGAAGTCGGCCAGCATTGATGGGCTTGCGTTCTTCTTCCCTTTCCAGCGCGTCCAATACTTCTGGGTCCTCCACCACATGTCCCCCGGCTTCAAGCCATCATGATTCGGCTCGTCGGGGCCACGGTAAATCAGATTCTTACCATCAGCAGTGGTCTGTGCCTTCTTGGCGGCCGCATTGGCTTGATTGGCCTGAGACGCTGCGTTAGCTGCGGCAGTCGCAGCCTTGTCGGCGGTATCCTGAGCGGTCTTCGCAGCCGTATTGGCCTTGACGGCGGCGTTCGCGGCGTCGGTAGCGGCCTTATCCGTCACGGCCACCCACAAATTGCCATTCCACCTTTTCGGCGTGTTCGCGCCATTCGTGGTGTCAATCCACAAGGTCGAAGCCTTGCGCATCGAAGCATCCGGCGCCGTGCCCTGGATGAGCACGTCGGCCTTGCCGTTAGCCACGCCAGCTGCGGCAGCGGCAGCGGTATTGGCCTTCTGCGCGGCATTGGCCGCATCGGTGGCGGACTGAGCCGCACTATCGGCGGTGGCCTTGGCCTGAGTCGCCACGCTCGACGCATTGGCAGCGGTGGTCTTGGCGTTGGCCGCGTCCGTCTTGGCCGAAGCCGCGTCGGACTTGGCGGACTTGGCGGACTCATTGGCGGTGTTAGCCAGCGTCTCCGCATTGCCTGCGGTCTTCTTCGCGCTCTCGGCAGCGGTCTGAGCGGCATTGGCCGCGTCCTTTGCCTGACCGGCAGTCGCGGTAGCACTCTTCGCAGCAGTCTGAGCCGCATTGGCGGTATCCTGAGCCGTCTTGGCCGCGCCATTCGCCGTGTCGGCGGTGCCTTGAGCCGTCTTCGCGGCGGCAGCGGCATTCTCAGCAGCCTTCTTCGCATCGGTGGTCTTCGCGGCGTTATCCGCGATGTCGGACTTCGCCTGAGCGATTTCGTTCGCGTTCTTCTCCACGTCGGCATAGCCCAAGTGGTTCCACGCGGAGCCATCCCAGACAAGCGTCTCAATCACGCGATCCGACAGCGGCACGAGCGCGGAAGGAGAATTATTGGCTTCGCCCTGCCAGTAGGTGTAGAAGTCGGCCAAGAGGCTCGGGCTGTTGTTTTTCTCGCCTTTCCACCTCGTCCAATATTTCTGCGTCTTGAGCCACAGGTCGCCGACGATCAGATTGTCCTTCGGCTCGTCAGGCCCACGGAAAGTGTGATTCTTTGAGTGGGCTTCGGCATACGCTTGAGCCGCCGACTCCTTCGCCTTCGAAATCTCGCCATTCGCCGTAGTCAGGTCGGATTTCGTCTGCGCGATGTCCTTCCTAGCCTGAGACAGATCGGCCTGCGCCTGCGTGAGCGTCTGATTCGCCGCGTCGAGATTCGACTTGTTGGCTTGGATATCCTTCTGGGCCTGCGTCAGCTTCGCCGTATTATCCTTCAACGCCGTCTGATTGTCAGCCAGGTCTTTTTGGATCTGTTTGACCTCTTCAGGCGAGACGGCGGAAGCCACGGTCACCGAAGCGATGGCGGACCAGTCGGAACGGTTGCCCGCATGATCGACCGAACGCAAGGCGTAGGAGTGCTCTGAACCTGCTTTCAGGCCGGTGATGAGGTAATCGCCCTGCCCGGACTGGGTGGCGCTCACCACTCTCATTCCGGCGGCATTGACGCCCTCGCCGACCTCGACATGATCGAAGTCCGATTCCATCGACGCGCCAGTGCTTGTCTTGCCATCCCAGTGGACGGTCACCACGCCCAATTCGGACGAGAGGACAGGCTTCGATGGCACGGAGCATGGCGTCGTATCCGATTCGACGGTGGCCACGAAAGCCTCCGACCATTCGCCGAGCTTGTCACTGTACGTGGGCGTGGCTCGCACCCTGACCTCGATTTGCGTGCCGCAATCCAAGCCGCCGAAGCCAAGCTGCGTCTTATCAGTCGTGCCGGCGGAATGCCAGGGCGCGCCATCCTTGTGCAGCTTCCACTCGACCAAATAATTGGAGATCTCGATGGCTGTGTCATTCGTGGCCTGCGTGACCGCACTCCACGAGGCTGTGGCCAGACCGTGGGCGTACCCGTCCGAACCAATGTATGCGTCCGTCTGCACCACAAGGCCAAGCGGAGCCTTCGGCACGCGATGGTCACGATCGGAAGAGGCGGTCGTGCCGCCCTCGCTGCCAGCCAACGCGGCACCGCCGGTGATGCCTTTGATTTTCTTCGCCTGACGCACCGAAGCGTCATACTTAATATCATTCAGAGCGATTGAGCAGGATAAGCCCTCGTTCTGGCGCATACTCAGGTCGATTTCCTGCACGCGCACCTTCTCGCCGTGAGTGACTGTTGGCGCGGTGATCCAATCGCCGGCGTGGAAGTCGATGAGCGGTAGATCATCCACGCCGGAAGTCACCAGATCGCGCGTGTACTGGCCGCGTACCCTAGCCGCATCATCAAGCGTGGACTGCATGAATGCCTGCGCGGTATCCTTATCGGACACGCCACCCTGCGAGCTATAGGATTCCCACTTGCCCCAAGGCGTCGGAGCAGCCGGATTGTCCATGCGAAAAAGCAGATTATTGTCACCCTCGACAAGGATGGTTGATGCCAGGTCGGCGATGGACTCCTCGAATGGGGCTTCGCTGATGTCACGCGCCAATTGCAGCACAATGCTCTCGCTCAGGTCACGGCTCAAGGCGGTGCTGTCCGCATTCCAAAGCTTGAGTACCCTGCCGCTTGTGCGCCAGTCGCAGCCGCCACCATTGACCAGGGCGTCCAGGATGGTCTGCAAATCAGTGCCGAGCGAATAGTACAGAGTGTACTTTTTTGCCCAATTCCTGCCAGCCGCGTCCTTGGCCGTGTCGAAGCCCAAGGTCAGACCAGTGGCCACGCCACCACGCTGACGATTTTCGTCCAGCAAAGTCTTGAGAATCGTGCCCGGATTAGAAGAATAAAAAGGCCTTTTACCCTTGTTATCGCCATCGGCGATGAGGTGCGACGAATCATTGTTTTCGGCCTTGGACAGCAGCCAGCCAATCGACTGACCGGAATAAGTGATGGTCTTGGTACGGTCATCCGTCTTGCCGGAGCGGCCCGTGATGACGAATCGCGCATTATCCGGCTCCTTGAAGCCATTACCGTCCGACACTTCCACGGCCACTTCCAGGCCATCGGTCAGCTCACGGTCGAACGCCTGCGCGTCACCGGACAGCATCGAATACTCGATCGAGATGGCGCCGTCATCATCGTGGAGCATCGACGCGCTGAAGCTAACCGGCTCCGCAAGGACGCCGATTCGCTCGCCGAAAGGACGATAGGCCACGAGACGAGCATGAAGGGACTTTGCCATGAATCACTCCCAAGATTGCAAAAACCGGCATGTCACCTTGTCGGCGCTGCCGGTCTGTTTGATTGCGAGGCGATAATCGCCGGAATCGATTGCGGGCCACACCTGCAGTGGCTCGGTGGTCCAGTCGACGCCGGACGTCACATCCGTACCACCGGACCATGCGTCTGCATTGGCCGCCGTCCACGCCTTGCGATTGGCCACATCGATAAAGAGGTAAGGTCGTGAGGCGTCGCGTTTGCCGCCCCACATGAGATTCGTGCCACTCACCGGATCTGAAATGGTCACGCCAGTGGCGGCACCGAAGCGCAATACCAGCGTGGTGATGGGCGCGTCCGACAGCCATCCGTCGGGAAGCGTGTCGAAAAGCATGGACGGCGAATTGTTCGGCAGTCCTGTCCAGCGTGTCCAATACCCCTTACCGCTCGGCTTCGAGACCCCGCCCGGCAGCAGCCTGCCACCCGACGCGGCCAACGTCACCTCCTGCCACTGCACGCCACGCCAAAACACGTCCGGCAGTTGGAAAACGGCGGTCATGACGCGCAGATCACGGAACGGCCTCTCATCATCGTCCGGCTCGCAGCTCGTGCACACCGCTCTCGTGACCATGCTGCGCGAATAGCCGTCATCCGTTGTCTCCGTTTTGCCGAGCGTGAGCTTCGACGCATACAGGCACATGGCGCGGAAGCGTGCGATCCGCGAATCGGAATCCGCACCCCACGCCGCCACCTTGACTGTCAGCTCCGGAGCATCCAACACCGGAATGGACGAGCCGACGATGAAGCCGTGCCGTCCTGGCACCTGCACGGTGTCAACGATCGGCGACAGCGCCGTGTAGTGCGTCGTGCCGACAAGCACGCGCATCCGCTCGGAATCGAGCGGCTGGCCGTTGAGAGAATAGCTGACCTTCATGCGCGAAACCTCCCAATCACCATTGCGGCATGGCCGCTGTCTGCAGCTTCTGCTGCGTGGAAATGCTCGTCGGCGCGATCGCCGGATAGTTGAACGTCTGCGTGATGTTCGTCACGCTCCCACCATTGCCGTAAGCTGCAGCGTTAACGCCACGCGAGGCGTTGGCGACGCCGACGGAATACGAGGCGTCCTGCGAAGGCAGAATGCCAGTCAATCGTCCGGCCGCCTTCTTCACCTTCGACGCGCTCTCGTCAATGCCGACCGCCATGCCCTCGCCGATCATCTCACCGACCTGATCGCGGAACACGCGTGACGGAGAATGGATGCCAAGCCTGCGTTTCACCCAATCCAACGCGTTCGTGGCCGCGTTGACAGCGGCAGTCACGAGCCTGCCTGCCGCGCCTGCGATGCCGGTCGCGATTCCGGTGATGATATTCAGTCCGACGCTACCCCAGTTAACCGATGTGAAACCGCGCATGATCTGGCCGACCATGCCGGGGATGGCGCCGATAAGCCGTGGAACCGACGAAATGAAACCGTTGGCCAGTGCGAAGAGCAGCTGTACGCCAGCCTGCAGGATCTGCGGGAGACGATTGATGATGCCACCGACCAGTTGTCCGATAAGGATCGGAGCCTTGCCTACCAAGTCCGGCATGGCGTTGATGAGGCCCTGCGCCAGTCCGAGGATAAGCTTCAAACCGCTGTCGATGATCTGCGGCAGGTTGTTGAGGATGCCTTGCACGAGGTTAAGGACGGCGTTGATGCCGATAGGGATGAGCTGCGGCAACTGGGCCGACAATCCATCCAGCAGCGTCGTCAGCACGGTCACCGCCGTGGACGCGATCTGAGGCAATGCCTGCACGATGCCCTGCAAGAGGTTCGTGACCATCGTCAATCCGGTTTGCAAAAACGACGGCAGGGTCGACGTGACCCACAATTGGAACTGGGCGAGCAGCTGGGGCAGGCTCGTCGAGATCCATGTCGTCGCGCTGGTCAGCAGCATCGTGCCGAGCTGTCCCAACGCTCCGAGCACTGGCGGAAGGATCTGCATGACCAGTGCCGGCAGCGTGCTGCCCAATGAGGAGAACAGTTGTGGCAGTGCGGCGGTGATGCCGGTGATGATCTGCGCGATGCGCGGACCCACGTTCTCGATGACCGTGCCGACCGAATCTACCAGCTGCTTGGTCAATCCGTTGATGTCGGCATTGTCCTTGCCGAGCTCCGCCAGCCAGTTCTGCCATGCGGCCTTCATCATGCCGACAGAGCCCTCGATGGTTGTCGCGGCCTCCTTGGCGGTGGTGCCGCTGATGCCCATCTGCTCCTGCATGATGTGAATCGCCTGCACCACGTCGGAGAACTTGTCGATGGACAGGTCGCCCATCTCCCCGTTCGCCTGCTTGACCTTGTTCGCGTCCTGGATCAGACGCTCCATCTCGGATTTCGTTCCGCCGTAGCCGAGCTTCAGATTGTCGAGCATGGCGTAGTTGCCGCGCGCCAGAGACTGGTAGGTCTGTTGGATGGACTCGATGTCGGTGCCCATCTTGTTGGCGTTGTCCGACATGTCGACCATGGCGGTGTTGCCGAGTTCCGCGGCCTTCGCAGTGTCGCCGCCGAGCGAGCTGATCAGCGAGGCGGAAAAGCTCGTGACCTGCGTCATGTACTCGTTGGCGCTCACTCCGGCTGTCCGGTACGCTTCCGCCGCGTATTTCTGCACGGTGCCCGAAGCGTCCTTGAACAGCGTGTCCACGCCGCCGACGGCCTGCTCGTATGTCGCGTATGCGTCGAGAGCGCTCTTGCCGACGCCAGCCAAAGCCGCGACGGCGGTGCCGACGCCAGCCAGTCCGACCGTGGCGACGCCCTTCAGGGCGCCGACGGCCTTGCCCGACATGGAGCTGATCGCATTCCATGCGGTGTCTGCGCCGCTTTTGAGCTTGGAGCCTATCGCCGACGCGGCACTGCCGGCGGCCCCTGGAATCTGCGACAGCACGCCGCCGACCGCGCCGCCGACGTTGCCGAGATAGCCGCCGATGGCATTGCTGACGTTTTTGAAAGGTGCTGGTATCCTTGCCGCGATGGCCGAGCTCATCGACGAGAACTTTGCCGACAATGGCGCGGTAAGACGTGACGCGGTGGATTGCATGGCAGCGCCGGCAGCGCTCATGCCGTCGCGGGCTTTCGTGGCGATGCCGGAGAACGCCGACGTTGCTGCGTTTTTGACCCGTCCGAACGCGCCGGAGACCGGCTGGACGATGGTCGCGCCAAGATTCTTGAACGCCGATCCAAGCGAACCACTGCTGGAAGCGAGATTGTCCTGCGCGTCCTTGAGCGCCTTCTGCGCATCCTTCAACCGGTTCTCGGCCTGCGTCGCCCGGTCGGTCATGGTGGACAGCTTCAATCGAGCCTGTTCGAGCCTGATGGTCGCGGCCTCGGCCTGCGTGCTGCCCTCACCATGCTTGGCGATGGCATTGGCGACGCTCTCCTCGGCGGCACGCACCTGATTCGCCGCCGCCTTCTGCTGGAGCATGGCCTGACGGTATGCGGCCGTGGATTTCGCCACGTCACGCTCATAGGATTTCAGCACGTCAGCACTGAAATCGTTCGCCGACTGCTTGAAACCGGTTTTGAACGCGTGTCCGAACAGTCCGCCGCTTTTGCCGCCGTTCATGCTCGAATCGAAAGCCTTCGACGCGGCCTTGCCGCTCGCGCCGACCTCCTTGTTGACCACGCTGCGGAAACCCTTCATCGAGGGGAACACGCTGATGTGCGCGGAACCAAGTTCGCTGCCGAACGCCATGCGGCACCTCCACTATTCAGTTATTCAGTCTTCGTAAAGAGTCCGGAAAACCGGGCTCATGCCCTTGGTCTGTTCGCGCAGCCGCTCACGCTCGGCCTTCTCCCTATCCGCCCGCAATCGTTTCGCAAGCGAATCGAAAGGCTTCGGATACTCGTCGCTGCCAAGCGCGTAGACGACCGGTATCTCACCCCACCGGACCGGATAATCCAAGCCGTTGAGCTCCGCGCCCGTGTAGGATGACGGATCGCCGATAATCTGCTCGAGGAGCGCTATCGCGTCGCCGTAGCGGAGCCTGCCGCCAAGATCGGCCTGCAGACTCCACCCATGCGCCGTGAAATCGGCTCGGATCACGCTCCCGTGTTCGGCGAGCTGGCGGGAAAACCATTGGATTTTCCCAGTGAGGTGCCCTGCGCGCGCACCACCGCGTCGCCATAGTCGGACAGGAGGTTGAACACGACCTGCACCGGTTCGCCGTTCAGCTGCTCCGCCTGCTTGTCGCCAGCGAAGGCGCTCAGCATGCGCTTGAGCTGTTCGACGCTCTCCGTATCATCGGACGTGTTCGAAAGTCTCGTGAAATCGTCGATGCTCATCGACAGTGGAAGCTTGTACGTGCGACCGCCGGGCACGAGCGCCCAATACACATCGCCCTTGATGATGTGGCGCACCTTGTAGTTTTGCGCGATGGAGGCGAACGCCTCCTCATCGTTTTTTTCCGTCCACTGGTCGAAATCCTCGACGGTCGGTTTGAAGTCGGTGGAAGTTGAAGTCATTGTCTTGTCCTATCTGCTTTTCGCCTGCCTGCCGTGAAAAAAGAAGATTCCCGGACCGCGCAGACAGGCGAGATAGACGGTCCGGGAAGATTTTCGTCCGCCGGTCAGGCGGCGCGTGCGGTGACGGTGACAGTCAGATCGGGTGAGGTCACGCCGTCGTATGTGGCGTTGATCCTCGCGCTCCCGGCCTTGACGGCGGTGAGCGTGCCGCCATCGACGGTCGCCACGCCTGCATCCTTGGACTTGAACGTGGCCTGTCCGGTCACGTCCACGGTGGTCTTGTCCACATGGGTGGCGACGGCCTTGAGCGCGAGCTTCGCGCCTTGGACGACCGACGGCCTCGTATTGCCGTCAGCCGAGGTCACGGCCACCGCCGTCACGCTTTTGGGTCGTACCAGCTTTCGATCCAGCGGGTGTTCGGATGCTCCGCATCCACATACAGCGGATCCTTCATCCATTCGACGGTCAATGCTCGCCCTGTGACCGAGCCACGCTCCTGCTGGTCCGGCTCGTTGCCGGTGACCTGCATGACGCCGGCACGACGGTGCACACGACCAGTGTCGAAAGTCTCCTCCTCATACACCATCCACTTCGCATCCTGGATGATGTCGGCCACGTGGTAGACGCCCTGGGCGTCCGGCTCGCCGATGGTGATCTTGCGGGTCAGCGCGTTGTTTTCGGCCGGGCTGAAAGTCTGCGTGAGGCTGGTCGCTAACGGCAGCTTTTTGTAACCGTCCTGCAAAAACTCGATGGGGTCGTCGCCGTCGCGCGAATCCTGGTTGCCGCCGTCGGACTTGACGAGTCCGATGCATGCGGTCGACCGATTGTAGGCGGCCGGAAGTTCCGGCGTTGCATTGCTGGGTGCGATCATCTCCGGCGTGATTTTGTTTTCGGTGGAGTACGGGACGATCATGATGGCTGCGGTGACGAGCGCCTCCACCTGTCCCAGATCCATGCCTTGACTGTCTTTGGCCATGGCGTTTCCTTTCTTAGGGTTGTCTGATTCCGGCCGTCGAATATTCGGCGGTCATGTAGTAGTGGCACCATGCCGCGTCCTCTCCGACCGGGTACGGGCCGTTGCATCCGTCGGGCACGACGGCGCAGATGCGGCTGCCTTCGGCGAATCCGATGAGGATGCCGGGCTCTCCGGTCAGCACGCCGTACACGCGGGCCGCCAGATCACGGCATGGTTTCGTATCGTTGCGCGTCCATCCGAGCACGTTGACGCCTATCGACCTGTCGAACGTCACGCGGTTGGCGGATTGCGTGCCGCCGTCATCACGCACGACCACGAGCGGATAGGAACCGTCGTAACCGTCAGGGATACGGTTTCCGACCTGCAGGCCGGGGATGTCCGTGATGTTGGAGCGCAGCCATCCGGTGAGGAATAGTTCGAGGTCGGGTGGGATGACGCTTGCCATCAGACCCTCGCCTTCTTCAGCGCCTTGGCCAGATTGCCGGTCTGCGCCTCCACGAGCAGGGTCTTCGGGTCGTGGCCGACGACCATGACGGTCGTTCGGTGCTCCCTTTTAACCTCTTCGATTCCAAGTCCGTCGCGGTATGCGCCGGTATCGACCGGAGCGGACGCCTTCGCGTAGGCGAGGGCCCTGTTCGCGGCCAGCGTGGTGAGCGACTTGACTCCCGCGCTATTGAGAATCTCGTCGAAAAATTTCTGGTTGAAGTCGACCGATATCCTGCTTTTCGCCATTTGTTCAGCCCTTTCTCTCCGTCAGACGGCATTCCAAGGTCGGACGCCAGCCGGTGAATGCGTTCGCGTCCTTCGAGGGGAATCCGTCGACTTCCCACAAGCGTCCGTCGTCGGGGTCTGCGCGGATCCGGTCGCCGATTTTCACGTCGGCTGTCGGATCAGGGATGGTGAGGTACGCCGTTGATTCGGTTTGTGTGTCGAGCGTGTCCGGCGTGCGGATGCTGGAGCTGGATGAGAGGGCGCCCATGATGGCGAGCTCGTCCGGAGGCACGCTCCAGTCTGGCTCGTTCTGCGCCGGATTGTACGGGTTGGCCTTGCGTTTGGCGCGCAGTCGCCGCCACTTGGTCACGCCCGGCATACGCCATCCGCCGCCACCGGCATTCATGTCGTCAAGCAGGCTCATGGCAATCCTCCAAGCCTGTAGGGTTTGAGCTTGTCCTTCTCCGCCTGCATGAGCGACACCACGTCGAAGCTCGCGCTGGAGCCGTTGGTGGACTGCGAGGTGACGAGCCCGACCGGACTCATGCCAGCTCGCTTCGCGGCGCTGATGAGCACCTGCTGCACGTCCGGCGCGTCATCATAGCCGGCATGGATCGCGTAGCGGATGGCCGCAACACCGACCGGAAAGCCACCGGAAAGCGACTCCACAAGACCCGTCTCAGGGTCATAGGCGTAAGCCAGCTTGTTGCCGTCGCGGTCGGTCAATGATTCGATGCTCGTCACATGACGGGCTGGCAATCGAATAACCGTGCCGCCACGCGAGTTGATGACGCCTGACAATGCCACGTTCGGCATGACATGCCAACCGCATTCGCGGCGGATGGCCGACTGCGCGGCCTTGAGCCGGAAGGCGGCGTCATCTTCGAAAGCCGAAGGGTCGGCAATCATGTCAGGAATCACATTCACATCAATCATGCCGACCTCCACGCTTACTCTGCAGCCATCAGGCCAGCCGCAATCAGAGAATTGACCAGGGCGTCGAATTCGCTCTTGGTTGGTGTGGCGCCGGCGGCCAAAGCCACATGCGTTGCAGGCTTCACTGCAGCGCTGCCAATATCGGTCGGCTTGCCGTTGGCCCCGACGAAGACCACATCGGCCACGTCGGCATTCGGGTCAAGTTTCGCCGCCGAGGCTGGAATCACTCGAAACTGTCGAGCCATATCACGTCTCCTTACTTAAGGGTCAGCTTGACGAAAGCCTTCGGCTTGCGCACGGCCAAAGCCACACGCTCCTTGGCGCGAATGGTCACCAGATCGGAGATGAAGTCGGTGTCATTGGAATTGGTGGCCTCAACCGTCACACCGCCCTTGCGATAGAAGGTGGCAGCGCCCTTAAAGGAGCCGACGATGGCTGTGCCGGCGTCGACAGCGGGAGTCACCACGGTGTCCAGACCCCAGAGGCGCGGAGTGATGGTCAGCGCGCCACCATTCACGCCATAGAACGGTCCACCGCCGATGAAATTGCCATCATTGTCCTTCTTCAATCGAATGGCCTCATAGTCTGTCGGATTGATGACAAGGGCATCCGGCATCATGCCGGTCGTGGTGGAGATCATCGACTGCGCGTGCAGGACGGCAACGTCATTGCCGGCGTCGGTAGCGGTGTATGACTGGATTCCTTCACGATTCAGCAGGCCCTTGATGTTCTTGCCGGTGCCGTCGCCGTTGAGCAGCTGCTTCTCCTCGGCGATGCTCAGATCGTAGAGCAGACGTCCATCGATGTCGGACTTCAGGAATTCGAGGTCGGTGACCATGTCGTTGGATTCCTTGATGAATCCAGCGATGGTGGATAATGCGTCGGTGTGCTCTGTCGCGTCGGCGTAATGGATCTGACTGAATTTCTCGCCTTCGCCGACGGTGTCGAAATCGCCTTCCTTTTCGCCTTCCACGTAGTAGATGATGGCCTGTCCACTTATCGCGCCGACACCGAATAGGTTGGTGATGGTCGGACGACGGTAAGCCTGGACGAAATTCGGGTCCACGTATGTCAACAGGGAGCCGTACACGCCGGACGGTCCGCCGGTAACCTGCGTGTCAGTGTTGGCCTTGCGGCGCGGAACCCATTCCGGTGCTGCGATTGACGCTCCCGAAACTCCCTTTATCTTCGCCAGCTGTTCGCCGATGTTCTTCACGACGAAATCGCCAAGAGATTCGCCGGATGCGGCTCCGCTCTTCTGTGTGTCCGCCAGATTGTCGGTCAATCCCGCGAAACGCTTATGCACCGCATCCACCGTTTCGATGGAATCCTGCAATTCGTGCGCTTCGGCGTTCAGACCCTTCAGCTTCTCGATGTCGGAAGCGGTGAGATTATCCTCGCCCTTGGCCAGCACCGCTTCGATGGCGGCCTTGGTCTTGGCGAGACGATCATTGAAACTCATTTGGTCTCCTTGTTGTCCTTGCCGCCAGTGACCAGTTCACGGGCGGATTTGATTACATTCAGACGCTCGGCCTTCTCAGCCTCCGCGTCCCTACCCTTATCAGGGGCAAGCTTCTTATCATCCTGCTTCTCGCCGGTCTTGGAATCATCCGGCTTATCTTCGTCGGAAGTGCTGGAATTGTCGGAATCAATGCCTTCCAACACCTCGTTCAGCGACGCCAATGCAGCACGAAGCTTCTCCTCGTTGGCGGAGCTGATGGCGCGACCTGACTTCACCGCCAGAATCTCGGCCTGCTGGTTCGCGGCCACCGGCACCACGCTGATCTCGAAAAGCTTGATCTGCTGGAATTCGGAATGGCCGCCCCACGGGCCGTCGCCTTTTTCCGTGATCCACGCGGTCTTCGTCGGCACGAAGCCGATGCTCATCTGATGAACCCTGCCATCCTTGAGCAGGTCGTAAGCCTGCTGGGCGGTCGGATTATCCTCGATGTCGAGCTGGGCCGAGATGAGCAGGCCCTTCTCGTCCTCGACGGCGCTCAAGGTGCGTCCGATGATGTCGGTCGGCTTGCCGTCCTGATGGTTCCAATGGATCGGGATGCCGGCTCCGCCGGCGTAGTCCTTCTCCAAGGTCTCCGCGAAAGCGCCTTTGGCGATCACGTCACCCTGCAGGTCCTTGTTGCCGAAAGTGCTGGCGTAGCCGCTGAAAACGCCTTCGCCAGCCGAATCATCCAAGGATTTCACGTTGAATCTGAGCTGTTTGAGATTCACTGTCCTTCTCCGTTCACTGGATTGTTCTGTTGCGCGTTCTGCGTCCTGCCGCCATCCTGCGGGCTGGGCTGTCCGCCGGTTGCCACATTCAATGGCGTCACCAATTCGTCGCCACCATCAAGCTTCGGATAGTTGAGGATGCGCCGCGCCTCGTTCGTGGTCATGAAGCTGCGCCCCGTGGCCGTGCTGAGCGCCTGATACTGCTCGGAGAACGTGCCGCGCAGCTTCGCATCCACATTCGCTTCGATGTAGGCGTCCGGCTGTCCGAGCGCGTCAGGCAGCAGCAGATTGAGCGACTGTTCGAACGCCACGATGTACGGCATCAATTCCACATTCCACATCTGCTCCTTGAAGGAAGCGATGTTGGAATTCGTGCCACTGCGAAAGCCAAGATTCTCCGGCGCGATATGGAAGGCGTTGGCCACGTCTATGCGAATCCTGTCCCTCGCGTCGATGTCCTGCATGTCAATCGGCTTGAAGGCGTCCACGGTCTTGATTTCCATGCCGTCGTTGAGCAGGGGCCAGCCACCGGCAAGATTGCCTCCAGCCTTGTAGTTCCTCATGCCCTGCACGAATTCGTCCTGCGCCTCCTGCGACGGCCACGGCATCTCCTTCGGACGCGAGATGTACGCCGGAATCTGACCGCCGTTCTTCGCTATCGCACGCCGATATTCGGCCATCTCACGCGCCTCCGCCAAAAGCGGTGCGAGAGTGCCGGACACCGGAGAACCGCCGATGCCGGACGTGCTGTACCCCACATCAAGCAGAATCTGCGGGTCTGGCAGTTTGAAATACTGGCTGCCTTCCGGCTGTCCGGTACTGATCTGCACGCCGGTGATCTCATCAAGAGTGTTGCCGGAAAGCGTGAAATTCTGCACCGGAATACGCCTCAGCCACAATCTGCCGGTCTTCTTGTCGGCATCCAACAGACAGAGCCACCGGTCATTGAGCAGTCCATCGCAGAGCAGCGAGTAGAAGAATCGGTAGCGTGTCATGCCAGGAAGCACACTCGGTTTTGCCATCAATTGCGCCAACGGGCTTGTGGTGTCCTCCACACGGTCACCGTCAGGCTGGCGAGTGTAGACCTTGAACGGCATGCTGGCGATATTCCGCGCGATATGGTCGATGACGGTGCGCACCGCCGCCTCTCGCTCGTAGACTCCGGCGCCGAACCAATCGATTGGCAGCTGCGCGACCTGCGAAATGTTGACTGGCGATTCGGAGAACTTCTGGGCCACGGATACCGGGCTTTTCTTGAGCCATCTGGAAAAGAACCCCATGAAACCTCCTCACTGGGTCATACGACTGTGAAATGGGTCACGCTCGGCGCATATTTCGGTTTTTCGTTTTCGACTTGCATGGTCTCCAACGCGTAAAGCGCCTGCGATTCGGCCACTAGGCCGCTGATCTGCAGTGCTGATTTCGTCCTGTCCCACACCTCGACTTCGCCGAGCCTTCGGGACACGGCCACACTCACCTGCTGTTCGATGGCGGGCTGCGGCAGGTGCCGCAGCTTGCCCTCACGCACGCGGTCGTGGAAACGGCCGCAGCACGCGCCCAGACGGAAGCCTTCGATGAGGTGGACGTTCCAGCCTTTTTCGGTGAGTGGGTCAATGAAATCGACTGCCGGACAGCCCTTGCCCTGCACGGCGATCTCCGTGATATGCGGCCAACGCTCCTGGAGCAGGTCGAGATAATGCGGCACCCACAGCATGCCGTCACGGCGAGCGATCAGCTCGACATGCGGCAACCCGTCCGCACGAATTCCGGCAGCGGCCACATACGTGGTCTTACGGTCAGCCGACGTGTCCACGGACAGGACGACACGACTGTCGTCAGGAATCGTGGAACGCGAGTCAAGGCCGCTGGCCCACATTTTCGGATTGATGAAAGGAATGATGTCAGCCGTAACCCATTGGCACAGGACTTCGGTGCGGAACGCGGCCTCGGTCATGCCGTCAATATCGGATCTGACGCTCATGACGGTCATCGGCCCATAGCCGAGCGACGGATTCGCCTGGCGGATCGCGTCGGCATCATCCACCGGACACTTGTCCGGAGCGCTCCACTCGAAATAGCCGAAAGAGCCGTCCTGCTCGCCGGACATGAACACGTCGGCCGGATTGCCACCGTCGGCGCTCAGACGCGCCCACTCGTCAACAAGCTTTCGGCCCTTGTCGACCTGCTTGCGAAGCGCGACGCTGCGATAGTCGCCAGCGTTCGAAATGCCCCACAACTGGCTCGACCAGACGGCCTTCGTGGTCTGGCTGACAGCATTCCAGCCATCGTCCGTATGCTGCTCACGAAGCTCATCAAACACCACACGGGCAGCGCTCTTCGCTCGAATATTCTTATCCGCGCGGACAATATATCGCGCCTTCGAGCGGGTGATGATCGCTTCCTCGCCGTTCGTGTTCACGAATTTCTGCGTCATCGCGGCGAGATCCGGAATCACCAGATCCTCTTCCTCATCAGTCGCCGGAGCAGGATTACACCACTCCTTGACCTGATTGTACGGGCCCTTGGCATTGTCCAATGTCTGCGCTGCGCCGACCACCAGGAATTTGACGGGCGGCACTCGGTCGGGATGCTTGTTGGAATCGACGAAAAGCCACCACGCGGCCAGCACGCCCATCAGCGTCGTCTTGCCATTCTGACGGGCCACAAGCACAATCACCTTACGAAAGCGATAGCTGCCATCTTCAAGCAATTCCAAAGCATGGACGAGCAGCCACTGCTGCCACGGATACAAATGCACGTGCAGCATGATCTCCGCAAACGCGATCACCGCGAACCCGTTGCTCGTCTCCTTCGTCAACGGGCGTAACGGCGGAGTGAAGATGCGCGGCAGGGTCACGCCGTGCCTCTCATCGTCGATGGCACCGAAAACCGTAAGATTCTCAGCCGCCATCGCAACCTCCTCAGCTGAACCGCTTCATGAAATCATCCATCGCGATAACCTTGTCGCTCTTCGCTTCCTCAGCCCTGACTTCGGGCTTCTGCCTGGCCGGACGCCCGACCTTCGCTGGAGCGTCCAAAGTCAATCCGAGAGACTGGCAGTATTTCAGGAAAGTCGGCAGAGTCACATTGTCGATCTTCCCGTTCTCGTCAACGAATCCGGTGGCATTCAGGAAGTCAATCCGACCAGCCAGTACGCGGGCGGCCGCGACCACTGCGGAATTCACGGCCTTCAGCCCATCGGCGTTCTTCAATGAGCGCTCCAAAGCCTCCGCCACATTATGGCTCGGGAATTTCACCGACATACTTCACCTCGAATCTGCAATCGCGCGCGCGACCCCCGTTCAATTTCGGCCATCGGGGAGAGGAAGACCAACCACGCGGGACGTCTTGCGCTCTGTCGTTGGTTTTACGATTTCACCGCCCCTACCCCTCGTGTTGGGCTCATGCTGTTGTTATCCATTGTCTTGAGAGTGTTCCGATTGGCGCTGGCGGATCTTGGTTGCCTCTCAAGCGGTTGCAGCTGGTGTGGCTCGGCTTGAAGCCTGCTGGGTCGAATTGGAGTTCGGGATGCTTGCTGACCGGGAACATGTGATCGAGATTGAATGAGTCATCTGTGGTGTTCTTGACTGCGTTGTAGTCGATTGGCATGCCGCACAACCAGCAGACTGCATGCTGTGCCTTGCATTGTGTGAAGAATGTGGCCTTGTCTTTTTCGAATTGGCGGCTGGTCTTGCGCGTTCTTCCTGGCATGTGGTCACCGCCTTGTGGTGCTTCGGGCTGGAGTCGAACCAGCGCATGGTGTGGGATGCACTATCTCTGATCACGGGCATTCGCAAAGAATCATGAAGCCATGGCCGGTTTGGTATCCGTCCTCTGGTATCTGTGCTATCCCTCGTGCTCTGCCACTGAGCTACCGAAGCTGATATGAATAATGGCCCAGCCCTTTCAGGCTGAACCATTTTACTACTGTACGACAGTATAGCATTTTAATTGTGACAGTCAAGCATGGCGGTTATTTCTCCGAGGTTGAACACGTACTCTCCTTTGTGTTTTGTCGGCGTGGCGTGGAGTTTGCCTCTGGTGAGCCATTGGCGGATCTGGTCGCTTGTGCAGTGGATGTCCATTTTGGAGAGGTATCTTGCGACTTCGACTGGTTTTCCGGTGTATTCGAGTTGCCAGAGTTTGTTGTCGCGGGTGGCTTTGATGGCTTGGACTCCGCCTTGCCATTTGCAGTGCGGGCATGTCCATTCGTCGGCCTGTGGCGTGCTGGTGGCTTGGTGGCCGCATTGTGGGCATGTGCCGATGATGACCATTGCCTCTTCTGGTGTCAAGGCCGTCTCGTTGCGTCGGCTGATGTGTTCCAGGGCTGCGTAATCGTCTGCTGCAGTGCTCATGTCGAGGATGGTGCGCCGGTTGCTGATTATGGCGAACCACGCTTTCCGCCAGTCGTATCCAGCGTATGCGGCGCGTATTTTGCCCGCCTGTTCCGCCAACCATGCTTCGCTGTCTGCGATGAGGTCTTGAGCGTGGGTGTCGATGGGTATTGGTGCGTTGCCTCGGCTTGGCGTGTGTGCTGGGGTGCCGATGCGGGCCTGTCGGAGCATGATGCTCCGCAGGGCGGGCAGTTGGACGTGTCCGAGCTGGCGGATCAGCTGCCAGTAGTTTTCTCGGCAGCTGGCGCAGAGCAGATTCGCGGCCACCGGCTTCATTGGCTTCCGGCAGTGCTGGCAGTTGGTCAAAGTCTGGTCTCCTTGTCGTGCTGGCGGATGAGTGCGGCGATTTCGGCTTTCGGCACTTGCGGCACGAGCGGCGCGATCTCGTCGAGCGCGTAACCGGCCTGATGCCACTTGATGATCATGTCTTCGAGTATTTTCTTCACTTGTATTCCTCCACTGTGTTGCATCCGATGTATGCGCCTCGGTCTTTGAGGCATGCCCACGTCACGTCACCGGTCTTGACCGTCTCCATTTGAAAATCGTGGTGGGTGGACGTGTACCACTGCATGGAGATGCATGTGCCGATGGTGAGGAAGATGATGAGCATGCAGGTGATGACGGTGCAGATTATTGTCTTCTCGGTATTGGTCATTTGGTCTCCAGATATGGGTTTTCTGTGGTGTGTGGCGGGAAGTCGCATTCCTGGTCTTTCCATCCGGCCGCGTAGCCTTCCTGCCATGCTTTGCGGCGCTCGTGTTCCAACCATTCTCGGCTGTACATGATTACCGGTTCGTGTTTCATGATTTCTCCTTGTTGAGTCTGTCGGCTAATTCGCAGGCCTTTTCGTCTGCCTGTGCTGTTTCTTCGTCGCGTCCGAGCGCTTCGAGCACGTGAGAGCATTTCCACGTGTGCACGTGGCGTTTCGAGGGTGGTATGCCGCTCATTTTGGCTCTGCGTTGGCACCAGCCCTTCCACAGGCGCGTCCAGTCGGCTATCGTGCGGTTTTCGCCATAATGTCGGCTTAAGAATGCGTTCCACGCGTCTGACAGGTCGAGATTCGGGTAATCGCGGATTATGGCGGCATTGGCGTGGGTTTTCTCCCTGACCAGCTCGAAGTCGTTCAGCCCGATTTCTTTGGAGAAAGAAGAAGAATATTCTTCTTTCTCTTTCTTTTGGGTTCTGGTGTTCTGGTGTTCTGGTGTTTGTCCCGATTCTGTTTCGATTCTGCCGGCAGTCTGCGCAATTTCTGCCGGCAGACTGCCAGCAGAATACCGGTCATGCTCACGCTTGCGCTTGGCCATCACCTGCTGACGGCTCCGATTATGTTCGAGATAATCGTGGATGACATAGCCGCCATCCACGGCCTCGATCAATCCGACCTGCTGCAAAGCGTCAAGCTCCTGCGTGGTGATGTCGAGCACGAATTCCGCCGTGTCCGAGTCCACGAAGCCGTCCGTGAGGTTGTCACCGCAGTAGGAAAGCATGACGACGAACGCACTGACGGCAGAGGGCATGGTGCGACGCAACCGGCGTACCTTCCGGTTGAGATAGAAGCCATTGGCCAATTGCACGTAACCGCGCCTTGCCATCAATCCTCCCCTCTTGTGATGCCGTTGAATTCCATCCAGATTGCCTCCTGCCGTGGCGTGGTGCAGGGCAGGTCGGTGTAGTTGGTGTTCGCCCAGCCGCTTCCCACGTGTGGTTTCGCCATCGCGTCCAGGGCTTCGGCGATCTCCAACAAGTCCGGTGGCGGGTCAAGCGTCACCATGACAAACCCATCATTACGGCTTGCTTCGCGTCCACCAGCCGATACCCGCAGTAAGGGCAGGTGACGTAATAGCTGCCCACCGTCTCGCCGCAGTGGGCGCACTCGACATATCGGATTGCCTTGCTCATTCGTTTACCGCCTTGCGTGCCACTTCGAGCAGGTCGCGCGCCCGGTCGATGAAGTCCTCCTGATAGCCGCAGATTTCCCCCGCGTAATCCCATGCGTCGTCCTCGTCTTTCGCCACACAGTCGCTATCGACGCCATCCCATTCGTAGCTGTCCCAGCAGAGCCGTTTCGCCAAAGTCAAATCATCATCCATGCCACGCTCATAAGCGTTGGCCTCGTCAAGCAGGATGCTCAATTCGTCCTCTTTCCGTTCGCTTCGATCATGGCGTACAGCATCTCACTCGCCGGACGCCGCCTGTAGCTATTCCGCTTGTCTCCATAGGACACGTCGTACAGGCATCTGAGCTTGTCCCCTTTGGCCGTGGGCACCAACACTTGGTCGATGTCTCGCGGAATCTGGTGGCCCACGCGCAGTTCATCCGCAAGCTCAGGCGTGGTGACTAGATAGTTTTCGTCACCGTAGAACGTCAGCCCGTGACCCGATTTGAAATCAGCCATGCATGACTTGATTTCATAGCAGGAGAAAGTGCCGAGTTCCACACTGCTTGGTTCGAGCACGTAGCCGGGCGTGAAAGGCTTGAATCCGATGTAGTCGATGCGCCTGTTCCGTGGTGTTCCAAGGTCGAAGTTAACCTCGCTAGCCCAATAGCTCACGCGATTCTTCAACCTCTTCTCGACCAGCTTGGACAGCATGGCGGTGGTTTCAGTCCTGCTCATTTCTTCCTCCTGAAGTACTTGCATTCACCGTGATGGAACAGGAACAGGTGAAGTCTCCACACCTTGACTGCCAACAATCCCTTGAGTGTGATCGCATACCCGCCATGGACACGCTTCATGAGCTTCCTATCGGCCAATGATTCAAGTATTCGGGAAAGCTCTTGGTTCCCTCGTTGTTGCCAGATGTAGTTCATCCCCTCAGCGATATACAGGCAACACATGTCCTTGTCGTATTGACTAATCATCATTAGCCTCCCTCTCAAGGATGTAGACGTTCGTCGCGGTAACGGCGTTATTACTCAATTCCGTTGGTGGCATGATATCCACCCGCAGAATCTTCCAACCCTCGTTCAGCAACTCTTCAAACACACCCATATTCATCAAGGTGCGCTCATCGCCGTAATCACTCCAAAAAAGTGGGCAAACCTTGTACCGTTTATTCATTTCGCGTCCTCCTTCATGAAGACAATCCAGTGTGTTCCCGTGCGGTTCGGCTGCTTGTTGCCGAAGAGTGGCTTGTGCGCTGTGAGCTTGAGAATCTGCGATACGGGTATCTGTGTCTCATTCCATTTGAAAATCAACACTCCATGCTCTTTCAGGACGCGGAAGCACTCGCTGAACATGGTCTTGAGGTCAGCTTTCCACGTCTCTTGGTCGAGGCGACCGTATTTCTGCGCCATGTAGCTCGTTTCCCCCGCATTGCGCAGGTGGGGCGGGTCGAGCACCACCATGCGGAACGTCCCGTCGGGGAACGGCAGGTCGCGGTAGTCCATCAGCATGTCCGGCTTGACATCGAACCTACGCCCGTCACACAATTCCCAGCTCTCATCACGCACATCACCAAAAAGCACCCGATCATCCGACTTGTCGAACCAGAACATTCGGCCGCCGCAGGCGGGGTCAAGAACAGGCTGATACGCGCTCATTTCGTGTCCTTCCTCTTGTATTCGTCCACTACGTGTTTCCACTGGATGCTTGCATCCATAGGGTCGCTGTACCAGTTTGTAGAGAGGTGCTTTCGGGGGCATTGAAGCCGGTATATCGACTTGATGTAATCCCCATCCTGTGTATGGCTCTTAACGATTTTGGGTAGTCTGCCGCACATTGGACACCCGAATTCGTTGCGTCTGCGTTTGAACCACATGACTATGCCTCCGCGTCTTTGTTCCGCTTTCGGCCCGTCCGACTCAACATAAAGCCGTCCAGATAGAGCTGGAACAGGCTCACATACAGGCCGTCTTTTATATCGTCTTCCGGTTTCGCATACAGTCGTTCGTTCAGGAGTGCGACTGGCAGTCCGGTGCGTTCCTCCCGTTCGATGTGGAAGGGTATTTCCTCCTGGCCGTCTGCGGTCTCGCGGACTGCCACGCCGTAGTCGCCCACCTGGGGCTGATCGGATGGGTCGCTATTGTCCGTGTCCTCGTAGGTGAGGCAGGACAGCATGGAGCCGCTGTAGCCGAGCATGGAACGGCAGTGGTCAGCTGTCTTTCCGTATGCGTCGATTTGCCCCTTCACGACACCGTATGCGGTCGTGTCACGCTGCATCAGAAGAGCGTTTGCAAGCCTCAAGCCATCAATCTCAAGCTGCTCGCACCAGTCGATGATCTCTTGCAGTGTCTTGTCTTTCTCAGTCACGTTCGTCGCCATGATTAGTGTTCTTCCTCTTCGATTCGGATTGTGATGTGGTAGACGCCTTTTTCGGTGCTTGGCTCGCCTAGCCGATAGTCCGGGCCGACCACGTATCTGGCGTTATCGTCCGGCCAGAAATCGGCTTGTGTGATGGCGTCCAAGATTGCCTTGACCATCGGCGCCGCGTTCTCGGGGTCGAATCTGCCGTGTGTCAAGGGGTGGATGATGGCGGTCACATGCACCGGCCATTTGGCGGGCGGCTTGAGTTTGCCGCTGTTGATGAGACTGCGGTAGGTGAGGTAGGCGCATCTTTTCACGACGCTGGTGCGCCGGTATTTCGCCCGCCAGTCTCCACGTTTGTTCTGGGTCCACCAGTAGGCCTTCTGCACGTCGATGGTGGTTTCCTGCGTCATTCGTCCTCCAAAATCCAAATGTCGGCATCGCCAATGTCCGCGTAATGGTCTTCGCTTTCGGCCTCACATTCGGGGCATGGTATGGGGCGCGCCGGATACAGCGCGCACCCATGTTTGGGACATACCGGCAGCACGTCCGGCGGCTCAATCCACTCACGCATCATCAGAAGTCAGGCTCTCCAGCCGGAGCGCCCCACGGATCATCGGCCGGAGCCTGCGACTGCTGCTGGGGCTGCTGCGGCTGCTGATAGCCGCCATTGGCGTTGCCGCCCTGGTATGAGCCTGACTGCATCTTCTGCACCTGAGCCGTCGCATACTTGAGCGACGGGCCGATCTCGTCCACCTGCAATTCGATGACCGTGCGGTTGGAACCGTCCTGCGCCTGATAGGAACGCTGCTGCAACCGGCCCTGCGCGATGACGCGCATGCCCTTGCGGAGCGTCTGGGCGCAATGCGAGGCGAGGTCACGCCAGGCCGAGCAGCGGAGGAACAGCGCCTGACCGTCCTCCCACTGGTTGGCCTGGCTGTTGTATACGCGTGGCGTGGACGCGATGGTGAAGTTCGCCACCGTGCCGCCATTGCTCAAAGTGCGAATCTCAGGGTCGGCGGTCAGATTGCCGACGATCGTGATAACGGTCTCCCCCGCCATCACTCACCGTCCTTCGCATCGGCCTGCTGCTCGGAGTCGGCTTCGGTGTCCATGACCTCGGCAGTCACGTCATCAGTCGAATCGGTGATTACCGGCTGGAACACGTCGCTGTAATCCGGTGTGGTCTCGTCCACGCTCGCGGCCTTCTTCGCCTCGATGTTGACCGGCAGATATTTGAAACTGCGACGGATGATGGTCTTCTTCGCCATCTCCACGAAATTCTTCACCCACGGTCCGGTGATCTGACGGCTGCGATTGCGTGGCGCGTACTTCTCGCGGTATTCGAGCAGGTCGCGTTTCGACATGTAGTCGGCGTAGCGTCCGCCATTCGGCAGCTGGACAGAGAGGTACACGAATTTCAGCTTGTCCTCGCTGTGGTCGGCGTCCACGTTCACCTCGTCCGGGCATTCGATGGTCGGCACGCCATTTTCGTCAAGCTTGAGCTTGATGTTGTCATCCTCGTAGACGGCTCTCGGCTGCGCGTAGATGCCGCTGTTCTCCAACAGTTTCAGCATGCCCTTGTAGCCGATGACGAAGGTGGCCTGCTTCTCCCCCGTGGCATAGTTCTTGTTGCCATAGGGCAGGATGTACGCCTGTCCCAATCCATCCACGTCGGATGGGCGCAAGCCAAGTGCCGCGCACTGCATGAAGCAGGAAAGGACGCTGACCGGCGTGCAGTCGGCCAAGGCGGGTGTGCGGTTGATGCTGCTGATGCACATCTGCAACAGCGCCTCGCTGTCGAGGTTGCCGCCGATGACACGCGCGATCTGCGGCCACGAATGCTCCACAAGCTGCTTGAGCTTGCCCTTCGGATTGAGCGGCTGCAACTGCTGCCCTTGCGCCTGCTGTGCGATTGCTCCCATTTTTTATTGCTCCTTTTCTTCGATGGTTTTGAGTGTGAATTTGCGGTATGTGGTGGCTTTGACGGTGTATTCCTTGCGGGTCATCGGCTTGTAGGTGGCTTGCAAATTCCCGCACTTGATGCCGGTGTGCGAGCCGATGCGCAGAATGATCTGCTCCTGCAATTCCTTCTGAGCGGACTTCATGTCATTCAGCATTCCGGTGGCGCTCTCGTATCTTGCGAGCAGGTCGTACAGGTCGTCATCGTCGCTTTCGTCCACAATGTCCGGCGTGGGCTCTGGGAACGCCTTCTGCACGTCCCCGCCAGTCAATTGCGGTGGCGTGCCTGTGGTGACGAAATGCCAGAAGTCGGTGGCGGCCTTGTCGATCGCGGCCATATCCTCCACGTCCGCCTCGAAGGGAATCTCTACCGGCTCGTCGTCCCCGATGGCCGCGTAGACATAGCCCCACGTCCAGCCGGTGACGAGCGCGTAGAATTCGACTTGAGCCAAGTAGTATGGCGGGATTCGGAGGTTGCCATCCTCGTCATGCCAGTCCCCCGCTCGACGGCCGCTCGCCGTTTTGATTTCGAGGATTCCAAAATCGCCGTTCTCTTTCTGCAGGATGCCGTCAAGGGAAGCCCTCAGATAGGGCTTTTCGCGGCTGATGAACTGCTTGTCCGTACCGTCAGTGACGAGCATTTCAGGATGATTCGAGCGGAAACGCTTACGAAGCTCGTTCTCCAAGGCATTGCCGCGGATGACAGCCCACTTGTCGGAGATGTCCTCCGGTTCCACGCGGCCGGTCTTCTCAAGCCACAGATCGTAAGGCGTCTTGAAGGAATTCAGGCCGAGAATCGTGCTCATGTCCGAGCCGCCCACACCCGCCTTACGGCTCTTCAACCACGCGAGATGACGTTCCGTCTTCTTGCCCTGCTTGAACCGTTCGACCGTGTAGCGTTCCGTGTCTTTGAGTGGGATACGCTTCATTTCAGGCTCCCTGCTGATTGCTTGGCTTGTTTATGTCTGCTTTGATGATGTCGGCGTCGAAATAATCGACCAGCAGATTGGCGATGCCCAACGCGGACGTCCTGAGCTTGGTGATCTCCGCCTCGGACTCTGGCTTGATGGTGAAAACGCCACTCTCGCTATCGAATTTGAGTCTCATTTTGCGTCCTTCGAGTAGTTGGCCTTAATGTCCATCAATTCGCCGGTGAGCAGTTTCGTGGCGAATCCGTAGACCACCTTGTCGTTGGCTTGGAATGCTGTGCGCTGCAAGGCGCTCACCGCGTCGAAGATGCCGACCAAGGCGTTTGCGATGATGGTGCGCTGATCGGCTGTGGCTTGTGGCCCGACGCTGATGGTTCCGACGGGGGTGAGTTTCGTTGCGGTGATTTTGTCCACTGTGAGTTTCGATGTGGTGGTCATGGTTTCTTTCTTCTTTCCGGTCGTGGCGTTTTTCCGTGTTTTGCGGGGTGAATGCTGGTCGAAGGCCGGCAGCAGTCCTTCCTTGCGGAGTTGGCCGATGATGTTGCCTGCCGTTTTCTGGCTTATGCCGAGCGCTTCGGCGGTTTCCTTGCCGTCGAACGGTTGGCCTTGGTCGATGCGGTTTCTGCAATGCGCGAGGATGAGGTCACGTTTCGACGGTTCCGCCTGTTCCGCCGTGGGCTTGCCGACGGCCTGATAGTCGGCCAGGATGTCCTCATGCGCCTCCTGTTCCGGTGGCAGGTCCGGGGTGAGGAGTCCTGCCTTGCGTAACGCACGCATTTCGCCGATCTGGAGTCCGGCTTCTCCCGACTCGTCGTAGATTTTCTTCAGTTCGGCGAGCTCGTCGCCCGTGTATTCGTGTTTCAACGTGTTCCTTTCCTTAAGTTTTCGATGAGCGCGTGGTTTTCGCGGATGAACTTGTCCACGTCCATTCCCTGCTGCGTGAGGGTCGGCTTGCTGGTATCGACGCGTGCTTTCCCATCGCTTTTGACATCTGGGCGGCTTTGGACCCGTGTCACTGGAATGAACGTGCCGTTTTTCATCTCGCCACCGTCCTTCGGTATTCGTGCGCCAGAGCCCACCGTTCCGCGATTTGACGCTGGTAGCGGACTTTGCGCCTGTCCTGATGGCCTTCGGGCGGTTCCACGCCGATTTTCAAGTACGGCGGCCCCTTGCCTGTACTCCGCCAGTTGGCAAGGGTGCGCACGCTCATGCCGAGCATGACGGCCAGTTCATTTGGCGTGAGCAGGTCGGTCATGGCCGGGCGTCCCGAATGTCGCCCATCGGGTCGATGGCCAGGCCTGTGAGCATTTCCGGGGTGTCGTTGTCGCCGCCGCGTTCGAGGTGACGTTTGAGCGCAATGTCGATGGTCTGGCATGCGATTCTGGCGGCGAGCGCGGTGTCCTCGCCCATGTTGCTGGCCAGGGTGACGCCGATCACGCCGCCTTTGAATGTGTCCAGCGGTATGCTGAGTGCGCCGATGATTGTGGGTTCGGATTCCGGGTTGTCGGTGTCGATGTCGACGCAGAGCACCCATTTTGCCGACTGTGGTTTGTTTTCGTCCATGATGTGGTTCCTTTGCTTGTTGACGTTGTAGGCCCCACCCTGACGAGTGGATGGGGCTGAGTGGCTGGCGTCGGAGTCGAACCGATGCCGTTCTTGGATTCCGAACGCCCCTTTGACTGTTGGAACGCGACCTGAACGTGTTCACGGCCGGTGGCGTGGCCGACGGTGACTGAAGCCGTCAGGCAGACTTTGAAAGGGTTGCAAACACCGGAGTGCCTGCGTTTCTTGATAGAGAGAGAAGAGATTGGAATCCGTAGACGGGCGAACCGTCGCCCAGCCGAATGCGCCGACAGTGTATGTGAAAGCAGTATGTGGTCGGCGCGTGGATAATAATCGATATTCAATTATGTGTCCCCGCCAGCCGACATGAGTGAACGTGGATGTCCGCGCAAAATATCCCAGATTTGGTTTGTTTCGTTGGACTGTCGGCTGGTGGGAAGTCTTTAGTCGCGTGGCGCGAATCTGACGATCAGCCACAATGCGGTGGCGATGTACACGCCTTCCACCATGAGCGCGGCGGTGGTGCTGCCGCCATGCCATGTGAGCATGATGGTCAGGCTGGAGATGAGGCCGATGCTGACGATGGCGAAGAGGATGCGGCGGCGCGTGTAGTTCGGCTTCTTCCGCTTCTTCATTGCTTGCATGTCTTCAAGCCAGTAATCATGGTCAGTCATCGTCGCTCCCAGTGTTCACTTGCTTGAGTGGGAATGCTTCAGGCGGGAGCGTTTCGCAGACAGTCGGCCACTTCACATACTGTCTATTGCCATTCCAGATGCGCTTAGCCGAGTTATCATATGTGCGCGCCGACCAGTCATCATCGATGTCCTTAAGCAGGAGCCGACCATCATTCGCGGTGACATAGAAGCCCTGCTCCTTCGGTTCTTCAGGCAGTGGCTTCTGTTCGGCTGTCTTGTCGAGTTCCGTGAGTTGGTTGAGCAGGTGGTTGGTTTTCTCTTCGTCGTGGTCCTTGCATGCTTCGATGAGGTTCGCGAGGATTTGTTCTCGTTGTTGGAAGATGTTCATTTCTTGTCCTTCTTCTGGTTGAGTTCTTTGAGTGTTCGTCCGATTTCGCGGCGGAGGTTCATGAGGTCGGTTTTGTTGAGCATGTGTTCCTGGTATCCGTCTGCCATGTCGAATCTGAGTCCGATGAGGCAGCTGTGGTCACTGCTGTGCGTGCCGTCCTCGATGATTCGCAGTTCGAATGATTGGCTCATCGCATGTTCCCTAGGTCGTCGTTGAGCGTGTAGGCGAAGTTGTCGAGGGTGCTTTCGGGGATGTCCGCGAGGACTTCCCCACCGTCCGCGTGGAGTTCGATGAGTTGGCCGCTCTTGTCTTCCTGGATGCGGATGGCGTAGCCGGTAGTGCCGATGAGTTCGATTCGCGGTTTCATGGTTTTCCTTGATTCCGGCGGTTTTGGCGGGTTGAGTAGTTGGCTGGTCATTTCTGCGCTTCCTTGACGATCGTGTCGAAGACGGCTTCCACGCAGGCTTTGCGCAGTTCTCGGGTGTAGGTCTTGCTGTTCATCGGAGGCTCCTTTGGTTGTGGCTTTCAGGCTTTGAATTGTTTGATGCTGTCGATCGGCTGGAGCAGCACTGCAGTGAATTGGAAGAGGGTCATTCCAAACATGTCGGCGATTTTTTCCAGATCACTTACGGTGAAGTCTTTCTTGCCGGTGAGTTTCTTGTTCGCCAGTGGCCTTTCGCATCCAATCGCTTTGGCTATGTCTTCTTGCGTCATGCCCCTTCGAGCCATCTCCCCTCGGATATTGGCTCTCATGAGTTCCGTTTCGCTTGTCACCCAACCTCCTTTCTCGTTTCGTTGCTGATTACAGATAGTACTTATTTGGATACTCTTACGAGAGTACTTAATTGATTACTTTACAAAAAGTACACAATTGGGTATCATGGAGCCATGGGAACAAGAGCTAACACTGACGTTACCGCCGGAGCGCGGAGCGTCATGGAATACTGCAAAGCACTGCAATCCAGGAGCGGTATGACCGCTACGGATTTCGCCGCGAAATGTGGATTCAGCCGCAACTATTGGTTCGTCCGTGCCCGGTTCGACGCGCCCTTGACGGTATCAGACTGCGAGCGAATCGCCAAGACATGCGGGATGACATTGCGTCAGCTATTCGCAAACGCGCTGGCAGCACAGGAAGAAAAAAGAACCGCCGAAACCCTCAACAAGCTACAGAGGGGCGACGTGGCCCTTGCGGCGTATCGGGCCGCTGGCAAGCAGGAGGCCATCAATGGAGAGGCGGGGCCGGATTACGACGAGCCTGCCTGACCTGCCGATCGACCGGCGCATGACCTACGGTGCCATGCGCCGCGCCATCATCGGCCTGCCCGTTACCGTGTCCAGCGCACTGCTGCCGGACGGACTATGGGGCTGCTACGACAACGAAACCCACGTCATCCTGATTGATCGCCGACTCACCTACACAGCAAAACGCTGCACCCTCGTACACGAACTACTGCACTGGCGGCACGGCGACACCGGTTGTTCGAACGATTGTTCGAGACAGGAGCAACGCACCAGGACGCAGACCGCGCTCCTACTCATCGACCCGATCGAACTGGCCGCCCTGGAGCGCATGTACGACGATGACCTATGGTCGATAGCCGACGAACTGAACGTGACCACGCAGGTGCTCACGGACTACCGAGCCATGCTCAACACGTCTAGAATCAAAGAAAGGTTTTTCATCAATGCGTAAGAAAATCATTGCCATCACAGCGGCGACGCTTCTCCTGGCGACGGCCTGTGGCTGTGAAAGTCAGCAGGAGCCGGATTCCACGACGGCCAAGACGCCGGACGCCAGCGCACAGCAGGCAAAGCCACAACAACAGACAGCCGAGAAGACGGCACAGAGCTTTGTGGACGAGTTCAACGCGAACTCATCGACGCAGATAACCGACGTCGAAAAATTCACGCCGAGCGATTCGAACGGACCCTATTATCGGACGGAGTATCGCACCGGCGCCTTCTCCACCGCAGACGCTCTCCACGGGAGACTCGGCCAATCGTCAGTGGACGTGCTGGTCTATGGGGCAGTGCTCGGATACGGGAAGAACGACATGCTCCGCGTCTATGTCGATGGGCCGCATGACGAGATCAGCAGCGCGTTCCCCATCATGGCGAAGATTCTTGACCCGTCGATTTCCGATCAGGACATCCAAAGTCAGATGGCGAAGGAGTATCCGTCCAACGATCTGCTTTACGCCGATACGCATGAGTTGATCGAGCGGGCTTATGTCGATGGCGATCATGCGTTTCTCGATGCAAAAATCGGCTAGGCGCTCTTGAAAAGAATGTACAGATGATTCCGTGCCAACATGATGAACTCGACATAACGGCACAAGTCCTCGGAGACTTCCGGCAAGTCATGGCCGAGCGTGTCAGCATCGTCTGAAGCATAGAATCAGAGGAAAGCAAAGGAGAATGATCATGGCGAAGAGACCACAGCCCGCGCCGGGCGCGATCTACGAGTGCGAAAGGCTTGACGATCCGCTGTTTATGGATATCCGCCTGTATGCGAATCGGCTGGAATTGGATGTCTGCACGACGTACCTGCACCGGTATAAGAAGACCGAAGCATACCAGGTAAGCGACCTGCAGGGCGTGGTGTTGAAGAAGCGCACGGTCACATGGAAATACAATGCGTTGCGCTCACTGCCACTGAAATTCAAAAAAGCCGAGGACGCGCAGGAATTCTATAGTGCCGTGAACAGTCTCTAAAAGCATTAAGCCCCACAATATATGTGGGGCTTTTATATTGTCTTATAAGTCTTTATAAAGCTTATATTTGCTTCAGGCGCTCGAATACCTGTGCCGTCTGTGCGGCATCGTCGGCGGCCCTATGACGCTCCGTCTTGGCGATGCCGAAATAGCGGATGAGGTCGAGCAGCCTATGGCGGTCAAGCTGCGGCAGGAGTGTCTGAGAGATTTCCAGAGTGTCGTAGAAGCTGACGTCAGGCATGCCGACCCCCGCTCTTTCGGCTTCGCGGGCGATGACCGGCAGGTCGAAGCGGCGAATATTGTGCCCTATCCACGTATCATGCCCGCAGAAAGCGTAGAATCTGGGCAATGCCTTGTCGATGGTGGGCTGGTGCCGCACGTCCCGGTCGGTGATGACGGTGATCTGCGTGACCTTGGCCGGTATCGGAATCTGGGGATTGACGAGCTGGCTGAATGACGCGACCTTGCGTCCGTGCCTGATTCTCACGGCTCCTAGCTCGATGATTCGAGCGCTTCTGCCCAATCCCGTGGTCTCGATGTCGATGGCCACGTAATCGTCATAATCGGCTTCCGCGACGTTTCTACGCCCCGCGTCGGTCGTCTCTGCCGTCTGCGTTGGCATGGTGTCCGATGGGACTTCCTGAGACGATTCGGGAGCATTCTCCGCTTGATGCTTATGGCGTGGCTCAGGCTTGAGGAAGAGATGCCAGAAGAACCATGCGAGGAATGCGAGGAGCAGAACCGTCATGATGCTTGTGGCCAGATCGTACTCCGGCGTGGTGATGGTGTCGTAGATGCCGTAGATGCCGGAGATGCCGCACAGCACGGATAGCACGAGGTAAATCAGTTTCTTCATTTTTCCCCTTCCCTCTCTCTGCTTCAAGCTACCACAGATGGGGGAATTGGAACGTGCCGATTCTTCCTTTCTTCGGCGCATTGGCGCTCTTGTAAAAGAAATATATAAACACATGTAATACATGTATATAGGATATTTAAACATCCCTATGAGTTTTAAAATAATCTATCTCTGTGGGTGTGTTTACTACACCTCATGTGGTATATTATTTCACATAAGGAAAAGCCCTTGGCGTGAGGTTTGAAGAGCACGCCAAGGGCAGGAAACGGACTAGCGTCTCCACGTAAGATTCTACCTCTAGGCGTGGAGAGGAAAGCGATGGAAAAGATGGGATACCGCAACGCTGGAGCAGTCTACGAGCTCAGCCGCGCAGGGAAACTGCTCAAGCCGCGAGGCGGCAAGATCACGGTGCACACGATGGCGGAACTCATGCTCATCGACATGGCGCTCTCAAGCTATGACTGGGATAGAGAACACCAAGAGCCAATCCGCGACGCGAAGGCCAAGGGCTATCCATGCCGCTACTACACGAAGGGCTGGAAGACGCTTGCCGAAGACCACGGAATGATGGCACTCTCCCCCGAGCAAGTCATCGGCAAGTCTGAAGAAGAGGTGGAAGCCGCGATGAAAGCGCGTGAAGGCACCGCCAAAGCACGAATCGTCCAAGCATGGAAATTCCTCCGCGACCAAGGACTCATCAAGTGCCTACAGCCCGCCACCCTCGGAAAGAACGCCGGATACTTGTTGCTGCTTGGCGACGACGAGGAGAATCTGGCGGTGGAACGGTGGGCGCGCCAATGCCTCGGACTGCCGATGGTCTGGTGATTCCGTGCCCACATTTTGCCCACGTTTTCTAGAGAAATGACGTGATTTGGAGTGAATTGGAGTGAATTAGGAAAGTCTGAAAACCGTTGGAAAATAAAGGAAAACCGCCATCTCTGGCGGTTTCCAAAAGTGCCTCCAGCGGGACTC